GCCCAGCGGATCATGAAATATCAGGCCGCATTGCAGTTAGCCTCACAAGCCCCGCAGTTATATGACTTGCCGATGCTTCATCGTCAGATGATCGAAGCACTGGGTATTGCCGACTCTAGTGAGGTTCTACCGAATCAGGAGGAGATCCCTCCCACAGATCCTGTCACAGAGAACATGAACGCCCTCACGATGAAGCCCATCAAGGCGTTTATCTATCAGGACCATGAAGCGCATATCCAAACGCACATGTCCTTTGCCCAAGATCCGCGCTTGCAGCAGATGCTCCAACAAGCCCCTCAGGCCGCACAGGCCATGCAAGCGACCCTCACCGCCCATGTCGCGGAACATCTGGCTTTTGCCTACCGGCAGCAGATCGAGAAGGAACTTGGGTTTAAACTACCTCCTCCGGGGGAACCGCTCCCAGAAGACATCGAATACCGGATCTCGGAACTTGTGGCCCCGGCGGCGGCTCAGGTCACCGGCAAAGCCCAACGCGAAGCCCAGATGCAGGAACAAATGCAGCAACAGCAAGATCCTGTCCTTCAGATGGAGATGCAGAAACTGCAACTCCGCGCACAGGAAATCCAGCAGAAAGCACAGGCCGAAATGGCCCGTGTCCAAGCGGATATGCAGAAGGCGCAGATGCGAATGCAGTCCGAACAGGCCCGCCTCAAGGCTCAAGAACGTATCGAAGGGGCGCGACTCGGCGTTCAAATCGCCTCGACCAACGCCTCGAACGAACTCCAGAGCAAGGAAATTGCCTCTCGCGACAAGGTCGAAGGGGCAAAACTGGGGGTCGAAATCGCCCGCGAGATGTTCGCCGCTCAGAAACAAGAGCAGGACATGAGGGATAGGAATGCCAGCCGCAAGCGATAACGTCGCAGAATATCTGCGGAAATCCCTACGTCAGCAGATGAATGACATGGCCGACCATATCGCAGGTGGCGGCTGTGCCGACTTCAATGAGTACAAGCGGTGCTGTGGAGTAATTGAGGGTTTGGCGAGAGCCGAACGAGAACTGCTTGACCTCACGAAACAAATTGACGATGATTAAACGGCTTAACAACTTCGCTGTGTAAACAGTGCAACCGCCCCACATGGGGTGCAACCGCCGAAAGGTGCTTTAAACATGTCAGAAACTGACAGCAAGACTGCAAGTCAACTACCCAAACCTACTGGGTACAAACTGCTCATCGCCCTCCCCAACCCGGAAGAAAAGACAGAAGGTGGAATCATTAAAGCCTCTCAGACACTTGAGGCTGAGGAGATTGGGAGCATCGTTGGTTTTGTCCTCGCGACAGGACCGGATGCTTACAAATCCCCTGATCGTTTCCCTTCTGGCCCTTATTGCAAAGAAGGAGACTGGATCATGATGAGATCCTACTCCGGCACTCGCTTTAAGGTTCATGGCAAAGAGTTCCGTCTCATCAACGATGATTCGGTCGAAGCCGTGGTCGAAGATCCGCGAGGAGTGGTGAAGGCATGAGTACCGAAGCAATGACCAAGGAAGAGAAATTCTTCGGAGTTTCCGCCCCCTTGCAAATCCCTGAAAAGGAAACCGCCAAGTCCGCCCCGGAACCCGAGGTGGAACTTGAGATCGTCGATGACATTCCTAAGCAGCCGGTTAAACAGGCTGAGAAGGAAGAGAACGACGAAGAACTGTCGGACTACAGTGAAAAAGTCCGCAAGCGAATCAACAAACTCAAGTACGAGCAGCACGAAGCCCAGCGGCAGAAAGAAGCCGCCGAGCAGATGCGCGAAGAAGCCATTCGCTTCGCTCAACAACTTGCAAACAAAAACCAATACTACGAGTCATTGCTTCAACGCGGGGAAGGCGCACTCGTCGGCCAGATCAAAGCCCGTGCCAATATCGCCCTTGAACAGGCCAAAGCCCTCTACAAGGACGCCTACGAAGCCGGTGATGCTCAGAAGATCATCGACGCTCAGGAAAAACTCCTCAATGCCCAGACGGAGTTTCGGGAGGCTGAAAGACACGAACGTGCCATTCAGTCTCGACCCAAGCCCCAGCCAGCACAGCAGGCGTATCAGCCTCCTGTGCAGCAGTATCAACCGCCCCAACCGAGCAGCAAGGCTCTGGATTGGACCAAGAAAAATCCTTGGTTCGGTCCTCAGGGGAACCGCGAGATGACTGCGCTGGCATACGGAGTCCATGAGACGTTGATCCGTGAACACGGTATCAAAGCCGATACGGACGAGTATTACGAAAAGATCGATGCTGCCATGCGGCAACGATTCCCAGATTACTTTGAGAAGGACGCAGATGACGTACAAGTCTCTGTTGCCCCTCAACGCACCCCAAACACCGTGGTTGCCTCAGCAAGCCGTAACAACGGCGCGAAGCCACGCAAAATCCAGTTGACTGCTACACAAGTTTCCGTCGCAAAGAGACTTGGCCTCACCCCCGAGCAGTACGCCAAACAACTCATCAAGGAGAGTTACAATGGCTGAAGAGCGCAAAATTCGTATTGACCGTGCAGCCGAATCGCGTCCTAGTGACTCGTGGTTGCCGCAATCCGCACTGCCGGTCCCCGAGCCGAAAGATGGCTGGGTGTTCCGCTGGATTCGTACTTCTTCTTTGGGACGTTCGGATAATACCAACGTCTCTCGCCAGTTCCGTGAAGGCTGGGAACCTGTCAAGGCAGAAGATCATCCTGAGTTGAAGATCCTCTCTGACATCAATTCTCAGTTCAAAGGAAACGTCGAAGTCGGTGGTTTGCTGCTTTGCAAAGCCCCGCAAGAGAAGATGTTGCAACGCCAGAAGTACTTCCAAGAACTTTCAGATCGACAGATCGACGGTGTGGACCGCAGTTATCTGCGGGAAAATGATCCGCGTATGCCGCTCCTTAATCCCGAGCGATCCACGCGCACCACTTTCGGACGAGGGTAAATCCTTTTCTTTCCACTATTCGAGGTAATTTCAAATGGCTTCAGGAACTGATGTAACAGCCCCTTATGGGTTCCTGCCGATTAACCTCATCGGCGGTCAGGTCTATGCGGGTTCCACCCGTATGTACCCGATTCAGTACGGCTACGCGACGAACATCTTCTACGGTGACTTCGTCAAGGTCGTGCGAGGTTCGCTCACCCGTGTGTCGATTGGTGCTGCCACCAACTCGAATGCGGTGACGGGCGTTTTCTTTGGTTGCTCCTACACTGATCCGGTCACGAAGGACAAGCGTTTCAGCCAGTACTGGCCCGCTTCGACTTTGGCCGGTGATGCGGTTGCCTATGTGGTTGATGATCCGGACGCTGTCTTCAAGGCTGCGGTCTGCTCGTCAGGCACCACGATGGCTTCGGGCGCTTACGCGATGATCGGCACGAATCTCTCTGCCATCAACAATGCGGGTAATGCGAACACCGGTAACAGCAAGAACGCGATCCTCGCGCCAACTGCGACCCCGGCTACTTCGATCCTCCCGCTGCGTTGTGTCGGTGTGGTTCCGGAGACTTCGGTCTCTTACGCCGCGACTGGTTCGTCCTCCAGCACCACGATTACCCTCACGGGTTCGGGTCTTCCGGCGGCGATTCCGGTTGGAACGAGTGTGGCCTACTACGCTGCCAATGGTCAGTTGATTGAGACGGGTTCGTTTGTGACGGCTGCTGCCGCCGCTGGCGAGACCTCTGTCACGATCAATGCTGCCATTGACGTGCCGGGTGGCGTCACGGACATTCCGGCTGCGTCGAGCATCGTGTTTACCGTCTACCGTGAACTGTTGGTCAAACTGAACGTTCTGACCCACGGTTACTACAGTAGCGTCACAGCCTAAGGAGTTCTAGAAAATGGCTATTTCACGCGCACAAATGTTGAAGGAACTCCTGCCGGGGCTTAATGCCCTTTTCGGCTTGGAGTATGCCAAGTATGAGGATGAGCATACGCTCATCTATGAAACCGAGAACTCCGAAAAGGCTTTCGAAGAGGAAGTCAAGTTGTCGGGCTTCGGCACGGCCCCGGTTAAGCCGGAAGGTCAGGCCATTGCCTATGACAACGCGCAGGAGGCTTGGACTGCTCGCTACAACCACGAAACGATTGCGATGGGTTTCTCGATCACTGAGGAAGCCATGGAGGACAACCTCTATGACCAACTCTCTGCTCGTTACACCAAGGCTCTCGCCCGTGGTATGGCGAACACGAAGCAGGTTAAGGCTGCTGCTCTGCTGAACAACGGCTTCACGACGTTCCAGTCTGGTGACGGCGTGACGCTCTTCAGCACGGCTCACCCGCTCGTCAACGGTGGCACCAATGCCAACCGTCCGACCGTGGGTGCGGACCTCAATGAAACGTCGCTCGAAGATGCAATCATCTCGATTGCGAACTTCGTGGACGAGCGCGGTCTCTTGATCGCCGCCCGTCCGCGCCGTCTCATTGTTCCGTCGCAGTTGATGTTCGTTGCCGAGCGCCTCATGGAGACCACTCTCCGCACGGCGACTGCCGATAACGACATCAACGCGATCCGTAACATGGGCGCGATCCCGGAAGGCTATGCGGTCAACCATTACTTGACCGACACGAACGCCTTCTTCCTCATCACTGACGTTCCGAACGGCATGAAGCACTTCGTGCGTACGCCGCTCTCGACCGGCATGGATGGTGACTTTGATACCGGCAACGTGCGATATAAAGCGCGAGAGCGGTATTCATTCGGGGTGTCTGATCCGTTGGGTATTTATGGCTCACCGGGTTCTACCTGATAAAACACCATAAAAATCAACTACTTACGTTGATTAGAGAAGCCCCCGAAAGGGGGCTTTTCTTTTTCTGTTGATTAAATTGCACACGGCATGTAGTTTACCATTTCAATAGATTTATACCGGAGATGGTGATGAGACAGTCCGTGATCTACAGAATCAGAAACGTGGTCAACGAAAAGTTTTATGTGGGGAGTACAAACAATGTGCGAGAAAGATTTCGCACTCACAGGAAAAAACTTCGTTCCAATAAGCATCACTGCGCCCATCTTCAATCGGCATGGAATAAATATGGCGAAGACTGTTTCAAGTTTGAAATTCTTGAGGTGGTCATTGATCAAGATCTTCAGGCGGTAGAGGATGAATGGCTTGCTGAATATGTAGGGAAACCAGAGTGCTACAACGCAGGTAAAAGATCTGGCGCCCCATGGCGTGGGGTTTATGGAGAGAAGCATCCTAACTTTGGGAAAGCCGTTAGTTCTGAACAGCGAGACCAAATCTCCAAGACCCTGAAGGAGTTCTATGCGGCAGATCCTTGGAATCATCCCCGCACTGGAAAGCGACATTCTGAAGAGACCAAGGCTAAGATCAGGGCTGCTATCGCAGGTAAAATCCCTACTGGGGAGGACCATTATCGTTACGGACAGAGCCTTTCCGAGGAGGTTAGTCGGAAGATAGGGGATACGCAGAGGGGTGTTTCTAAGGCTCCAAGGAGGGTCTCAGAAGAGGGAAGGGCGAAGATCAGGGCGAACATTGAAGCCGGACGTAGTCACAAGCATTGGCTAGGTCGGAAGCACACTGATGAATCTCGCGCCAAGATGTCTAAGCCTGTGCTGGCAATGCCAGACAATCTGACTTTCCCTAGTCTCACTGCCGTTTTAGAACACTATCAAATCAAGATGCCGACCCTTCGTCGAGCCTTGGCTTCTGGAAAGC